GCGAGTGGGAGCGCCTTGCCGCTGATCACATCGCAGCGCTGGGCGATATGGGGCTGACCCCAGCGCAGGATTTGGAACTGGCCTATGGGCTGTTTCTCGGCCTGTCGCTGGATGAATTGGCGGCACGCATGGTGCTTGCCCCGCATGTCGTCAAAGCGCGGTTTCGCGCGCTGCGGGATGGCCTACTGGATCGGCGCGGGGTATTTCCGATCATGGCGCAAGAGGCGCTTGTCGTCGCGCTGAAACGGCGGCTGCAATGACATTCTTGATTGCTTGCGAATATTCTGGCCGGGTTCGCGATGCCATGCGTGCGCGCGGCATTGATGCCGTATCGTGCGACCTGTTGCCAACAGAGGTTGATGGCCCGCACATTCAAGGCGACGTGACTGAGCAACTGCAACGGCGCTGGGCTGGCGTCATTGCTCACCCGCCTTGCACCAGGCTCTGTAATTCCGGCGTGCGCTGGTTGGCAGAGCGTGATCTGTGGGATGATATGCGCGCCGGTGCTGCGTTTTTCATGGCGTGTTTGAATGCCAATGCGCCGTTGGTGGCGGTGGAAAATCCGGTAATGCATGGATACGCCGCTGCGATCTGTGGCAAGCCGACATTCACTGTCCAGCCTTGGCAGTTTGGCGACCCGGCAAAAAAGCGCACTTGCTTCTGGACGCGCGGATTGCCGCCTCTGGTGCCGACCTCGGATATGACAGCCGCAGATGCGCGCGCCGATTGCCACCTGGCAAGCCCCGGCCCGGATAGGTGGAAAGAGCGCAGCCGGACATATCCAGGCATTGCGGCGGCGATTGCTGATCAGTGGGGCGTGCAATGACGCCAGAGGAGCAACAGCACAAGCTATCCATGATCCGCACGCTATCGGACAAAGAGTTGCGCGGCTGGTGGCTGTATGTCGTCACGCGCGAACTGCGGCCAGAGTTTGACGGCGAGCGCACGGCATTGCTAGACCGGGCGCAGGTGCTGGGCATTACATTGGGTGACGCATGATCAGCGCGCGCGTGATTGACGATCTGATCTGGTCAGGCATTACCCCGCCAAAGCACGGTCGCAAAACTACATGCCCAAAGTGTAGCCCACACCGCCTGAAATCGGATGAGCGATGCCTCGGGCTGTTCGAGACTGGCAACGGGATTAGAGTTGAATGCTACCATTGCAAATGGGAAGAGGAGTTTATCGGATGATCAAACGCATCGCCGCACTATTTCGCAATCCAGAGCCTGAGCCAGTCGTTGATATGGCCGATCTGATCATTGCAGTTCGCGCGCGGAAAGAACGCCGCAGCGAGGACGTGGCCAGCAAATACCGCCGCATCCATACGATCTTGCAGCAGGGGCTAAAGCGCTAGCAACGCCGCCACAACGGGCAGATAGTCGGTATCTGGCCCGTGACGATAAACCCATGACGATTTGTCTGCATGATATCCACGTGGTCCCCTATGGCACCAAAAACATAAAGGGATCACGCGAAGGTCATTGCGTGGCATTCCATCACTTTTCACATGATGCGCATCATTTGGGCCTTCTCTTTGGCATATCACACAATCCAGCATTTTCACTCGAGCCATATGGTCTAACGCGTCTTGGCGATCTGGTGATGCATTATATGCAGCGCGCTTTTTTGATACTTTGCGCACAGCCTTACGGTTTTTCTTTTTCTTCTTTGGCTGCTTTTGTCCGAGCGGCCCGCGTCCAGCTAGATCACTCATTCAAAAACGCCAGCACGTCATATCCAACAGCCTCAGAAAGCGCGGCCATGGCTTTGTCAAAATACGCGCGGAATTCCACCTGACCCATTGCTCCAAATGCCGTGCTATGCGGGATCATGCCGATAACCTCTCCCTTGAGGCCGTATAGCGGCTCAACAAGGCCCATGCGCACCTTTAGACTGGTGTGGAGCGCTTCCCGCGACTGCCAGCGCCCCGTAGCCTCCACAGCGCGTGTGAGAGCGGCCCAGTATGTTTTATGGATCGGCATCGTGCGCTTGTTCCGCGCCACCAGGTCAAACATCATGCCGTCCGGGAAGGCGTCCAGTTCCTCGGCGTCAAATGCGCTAACGGGCGACAATCTGCCGCCCGCCTTTCGCACCATTGGTTTCGGCGCGCGCTCTTTTGTCATGCCATGCCGATGGATTGGCGATACAGTTCCTCGATAGCCTCAAACTCGGCCAGTTCGTCGCGCTTCAGCTTGCGGTCGCGGATGATCTTGCGCATCACCTTGACGGAAAATCCGCGCCCCTTGGCCTCGGCGAACAGTTCCTTTTCCTGTTCAGCAACATCGGCCTTTTCAGCCGCCAGCGCCTCGGCGCGTTCGATGAATTGGCGTAGTTCTTCTGCGGTGACGTTGTGTGCATCTGTCATTAGTTTGCATCCATGATTGAGAATTGTGGCATCACCCGGCGAACTGCCGCGCGGGCTTCGGCTTCAGTCGCGCCGTCCATTGTCAGCACCTCGGCGGCGGTATCAGCGGCTAGCGCATCGGACTTCCATCCGTTTGCAAGGATCAGCCGCAGCGCTTGGGTGGCGCGGCGGTCAAGATCGGCCTTGCGGGCTTTGGGGATGGTCATTTTTCAGAAAATGCGATCACGTCCGCAGGGACATTGCGCTTGGCTTGCTGTGCAATGCGCAATTGCGTGTTTGTGGTGCGCAAGATTTCGCGGGCCTGAGACGCAATCGCGTCACCTTCTGCCGGTTGCATACCCCCAGTTTTGAGAGCATTAAGCGTGTCCCAAAGAGCCGATTTCAGGGCGGTTGCTGTCAAGTCTGTCATAATCACGTCTCCGTTGCTGATGTTTGTTCAGTGTGTTTTTCTGCCGTCTGATTTCAGTATCATCCGACATTTCTAGGCATGTTCTGCGAATTTCTAGAGCCAGTATTGCAGCCTCCCAAAACTCGCCATGTTCTTTTTTCGCTCGGAAAACTTTGTCGTATTCTCGCTTCCAAGCGACGTATTCAGGCCGTCGGCAGTATTCAACATGCTTTGGCATTCTGCGCTTTCGCACTTCTGCCTCTTTAGCGCGGTCTTTGTTTTTCTGATATGATGCAGCCTTCTGGGCCTTAATCACATCTGCAAGCTCTAGTCTTCGCGCCTTGTCGTATGCTGCCTTTTCAGCGCGCTTTTCGTCGTCTGTCTTGTTTTTTCTGCGGCCAAGCCCTGAGCATTTTCGGCTGCAATGTAATGGTGCGCCAGCTTTATCCGCACGGTTTGACGCACTTGCACTTGCAGTAAACTCCACGCCGCAAAATGGACAAATGCGGCATGGCATCAGAAAGGAATATCGTCGTCTAGGTCAGCGCGCGCCGTTCCGCTGTCCTGCTGGCGTTCTTGGCGGCTGTCGTCTTGCCGTTCAGACTTTCCGCCTAGAAGCGTAACCTGACTTGCGTTGATCGTCAGATACGTCCTGCCTTCATGCTCGCGCGTGGATAGTTCACCAGACACAGCGACCTTTCCGCCCTTGGTCAGATACTGCGCGACGGATTCCCCGCGCTTGCCCCACAGCGTGCAATCAAACCAGATCGTGCGCTTTTCCTGCCCATTGCGTTCCTCGACTGCGACTGTCCAACCTGTCACCTTGTCGCCGGATTGCGTTGATCTGGTTACGGCGTCCTTGCCGATGTTCCCAGCGATTGAAATCGTCTTCATACTGCCCTTTGCTCCCTGTAATTGCGCACGGCATCAGCCGGAAAGCGCGTTGCATTCTTCGCCACATACGCATCAATAAATGCGGTCATGGCGTCACGATCATTCGCTGCAATCCAATGCAGCGCCTTGCGATGGTCAACGATTTCATAGCAATCATACCAGCGCAGGCCCTTCACCGTATCGGATGCGGTAGCTTTGGCAGCAGCTTGTGCAGCATCTGCCTCGGCCATAGCTTGAGCCGCAGCGCGCGTTGCTTCGATGTTGGTAGCGTCGGCCAGCCGTGCCGCCTCTTGCGCCTTGCGGGTGGCTTCCCAAGCCGCAGCTTGCGCGATGCGGTCAGCCTCGGCCTTTTCCGCAGCCAGTTTGCGTTTGAAGCCGTCAACGATACCGACAAGCCCTTTGATGATCCGATCAAGATCATCCTGCGTCGGCTTCCAGCGCGCGATTTCAGCTTTCCACGCATCATGCAGCGGTTTTGTCACCGTGTCGCGGGCATCGTCAACAGCCTTGCGCGCCTGCTTTACGCCCTTGATCAGAACGTCAACAGATTTCATCTGCGCTTCGGTTTCAACGGCGGTTCCATCAAGCCAGTTTTCCGCTTCGCTGATCACGTCGCTAAACGGCGCAGTTGCAACGTCAATCGGGTCAGGCGGATTGTTTGCACCGATCACGGCGCGGGGGTTTGATCCATGTCAATATCCTCAATAAGGAATTTCGTCTTTTCCAAGATCGGCGTTTAGCAGCGCGGCCTTGCGGTCGTCTTTGGCCTTGATCACAGCGGTGTCACCTTGCACGCTACGGGGAATGTCTTTCCAGATTGCGGCGAGTTGATCCAGCGTATCGGCGTTTGACAGGCTTTCTGCTGCGATTTGCACGGCGGTAGGGCCTGCGGGCTTGCGCGGTTCTTCATGCTTCACAACAGCGCCTTCGCCTTTCTCGGCAAAGTCAGCGTCGTCTTTGTCGCCTGTCGGGATTTGATACAGCGCGCGCTGATACTGTTTCAGCACATAGGATTGCGCCGATCCGAACGACTGCGCGCCGGTGCGGATCACCTCAACAGTGCGGCGGGTGATGGGCAGGCATTCTCCGCTGGTGTGCATGGTGTGGATTTCAAACACGATCCGCAGCCAGTTCGTCGCGCCGTATTTCCCCTGCCGTTCAAAGCCGTCAACATCGACTTCGTTCAGGATTGTCACCAGTCCATTTGCGGCGCAGATCGGCCCTGTCATTGCGAGGAAGTCGTCAACGCTGGCGAAATCGTATTTCTGTTCGATGTTGCGGCTGTCTTTGGAAATGCGCTTCATTTCCCCCATCGCCTTCGCAACTGCGGCGATAATTCCGGTCTGTTTGGCCTCTGTCATGTTGCTCCCCTTTGCTATTAGCCTTGACCATACGCGCGATACAGGGCATAGTCAACACACAAACAAGCTTGAAAGGCGACACAATGCAAAATCGGAAACGGGTTGTTTCATCGCTAACGCCGGATGAACGGCGTGAGGTGGAAACGGCGGCGCGGCTGGTGGGAATGAACCTTGCGCAATACCTGCGATGGGCTGCGATCAAGGCGGCGCGGGAATGATACCGATGTTCGTTGCGATATGGCTGTATGGCAGGCATGGCAAAGAAGCGGCTGTGATTTGCGCTCTGACGTGGGGAGTGCTGGACGTGTCAGACCATATCCTAAAGCGCTATTCCGGCAAGAATTTTGTCGAGCACATAATTTCAGCAGTGAAAGTCGGTGAAGCATGACAGAAGCGCAAATCCACAAAGCTATCCTGCAATGGCTGCGCACTGTCCTCCCCGATGCCATCGTGCATCATTCCGCCAACGAGGGCGTGCGCGGTGGCAAGGCTGGCATCTTGGACGGCGCGCGGCGTAAATCCATGGGCCAGGTTGCCGGGTTTCCCGATATTCAGGTCATCACATGGCAGCATGTCGGGCCGATGTTCTTTGAGGTCAAAGCGCCAGGTGGCCGTGTCAAAAGAGAGCAGGCTATGACAATTGCGAGGCTAGAGGCGTTCGGCTATCGTTGTGCCGTGGTGCGGTCGATCGACGATGTGCGGGCGCGGCTGTTTGAGTGGGGCATTCCAACGCGCGAGGCCGGGTCTCTGGTCAAGCTGCCGATCAAGGGGCATATATGGTGAGCCAGTCGCTGGCGTGCTTGATCCGCATTGTTGCAAACCGCGCTGGCATCACCGAGGCGGATATTCTTGGCCCGTCCAGACTGCGCCAATTCGTGATGTATCTAGCCCACAAGCGCGGAATGTCGCTACCGCAGATCGGGCGCATCATGGGGCGGCATCATACGACCGTGCTGCATGGCGTTAGGGCTGAAGAGGCGCGGCGCAAGTAAGACTTGCAAATCGTGTCTTTCTAGGGCAGAAAAGAAAGACGGCGGCGGAGTTGCCAAACTCACGCCGCCTTGAAGGCCAACCTAGTCTGTGGAAGGACATTGGCCTTGACCGAATAAATACGCCATTCACGCGTATCATTCAAGCCTCTTCCACTAGATGTGCCGATGGCGGGACGACTTACTAGGTCCGCACATTGAAATTCGTTACTAGGGAAGGGTGCGAGCGAATGGTCACGCAGTGTCACGCATGTGACGCCCCCACGGCCAAAGCACCCACTGCCACGGTTAGGCGGTGAACAATTGGGGGCCGCAGATGCTGAACCGAAGCAGCACTGTGTCCAATGGGGGGGTCTCGTCCGAAAGGTCAGGGCAACATCTCTGCGGGCAGCGCGGCTGGCTGGGTTCAATCCCCGGCCCTAAGTCGCAGTCTGTCCGCTAAAAGGGTCTGAACCGAAGGTCAGTGATATAGGTTATAAGATGATAATGACACACGATCTGATTGAGAAAACAGCTTCATGTAGAATATGCGGAGCTGGCATTGGAAGCCCATGCACAAGGCGAGGTATTCTCAGAAAGAGAAACCACCATGAACGTCAGATTGATGCACAAAAGATCATTTCTGGAAAAACCCCAAAGGCGGCAAAGAAAAAGTTTCCTGTTCAAAAATGCACAAAAGATCCAGATGATTTCTATGACAGTTGGGAGTGGAAGTCCGCAAGGTTTGTCGCACTCAAGCGGCACGGTAGGCGATGCCAGTGCTGCGGATGGTCACCAGCAGATGGAAGTGGCAACTACCTAGTTGTTGATCACATCAAGCCGCTGCGATTGTTCCCGCAGTTGGCCCTTGATCCAGACAACCACCAGGTTCTCTGTAACGATTGCAACAAGGGCAAGTCTTTCCGTCACACTGATGACTTTAGGCAGAAAGATTAGCAGACTTTGCAAACCAGACTTTGCAAGATTAGCAACTTCCTTGATTGATCGCACGCGCCAAACAGGGCATAGTGATCAAGCGCGGCTAGGTCTGGCCGACTGAAACCCGGTTACTCCCCCGGCGCGCCGCGCGACATTATGGAGACGCCAAGGAGGGCGATGTGAGTTTACAGGAATATCGAGATTTCATTGAAGCGAAAACGCACCTGTCCGGTGAGTTTGGCTTTGATCCCGTCTATGAAAACACAAACTGCTATCCGTTTCAGTCCAACCTGATCGAGTGGTCATTGCGCCAAGGTCGCGGTGCCACGTTCGCAGACTGTGGGCTTGGCAAGACGTTGATGCAGCTGGTGTGGGCTGAGAACGTTCACCGTAAGACAAACAAGCCGGTTTTGATCCTAGCCCCGCTTTCTGTTTCGTCGCAGACCGTGGAAGAGGCTGACAAGTTCGACATTGAAGCAACAAGAAGCCAAGACGGAAAATTCGCGCCGTCTAAGGGCATCATTTGCACCAACTACGAGCGGCTTCACCACTTCAATGCGGATGACTTTGGCGGGGTGGTGTGTGACGAAAGTAGCATCCTAAAGAACTTTGACGGCGCAATCAGATCTGCAATCACTGAGTTCATGCGCAAGGTCAAGTATCGGTCTATGTATACCGCAACGCCTTCGCCGAATGACTATACAGAACTTGGAACATCATCTGAGGCTCTTGGCGACATGGCATATATGGACATGTTGCAGACGTTCTTCAAATCCAATGACGATACGCTGCACCCGGCCCACATTGGTCAGGCATGGCGGTTCAAGGGCCATGCTGAGCCGCACTTCTGGCGGTGGGTGGCGTCATGGGCGCGGGCTATTCGCAAGCCGTCTGACATGGGGTTTGACGATAGCGGATGGACGCTGCCAAAGCTGATTGAGGTCAGGCACGAATTGCAAAGCCAGCCACTAGACGGTGAACTATTTGCCATGCCGGTTCGCGGCCTTCCAATGGAACGCGAGGAACGCAAGGCAACGATTACTATTCGGTGTGACCGTGCGGCTGAACTTCTGACACAGCATGAAAGCGGCGTTGCATGGTGCCACTTCAACGCGGAAGCCGATCACCTTGCCGCAGCTTTGCCGGGTGGCGTGAACCTGTCAGGGTCTGACAAGGACGAGGTGAAAGAGGAAAAGTTCGCAGCGTTCAAGTCAGGTGAAATCAAGTATCTGGTGACCAAGCCTAAGATTGCAGCCCTTGGGGTTAACTGGCAACACTGCAACGCCTGCACATATTTCGACGACTACAGCTATGAGCAGTATTATCAGGCTGTGCGGCGGTTCTGGCGGTTTGGTCAAAAGCGAGACGTGACGGTTTACCAGATCGGAACAACATCGCTTGCAAACGTCGCAAAGTCACGCAAGCGCAAAGCTGAAGCTGCTGACCAGATGTTCCACGCCATGATGGAGCACATGATCGAAGCGCAGAAGCGCAAAGTGATTTTCACCGAAACACAGGCAGTCAACCTGCCGTCTTGGATTTGAGGAACAAATGGCCGTATCTGACCAAACTATCACCAACGATTACGCTATCTACAACGGAGATTGCGTGGAAGTGATTTCCGACATGCCGTCAAACTCGATTGACATGGCAGTTTATTCGCCGCCTTTCGCCGGGTTGTTTCAATACAGCGGAGATGAGCGTGACATGTCGAACTGCACCAACTACGGGCAGTTCTATGATCAATACCGCTTCCTTGTCGAACATCTCCACCGGGTAACAAAGCCAGGTCGCATCAATGCCGTCCATTGCATGGACATCGGCGAGGACATGGTGGGAACATGCCACGACCTTCCGGGTCACATCATCAAAATCCATCAGGACGCCGGTTTTCACTTCATCGGTCGCCGCCTAAAATGGAATGAGCCTTTGGCGGTTCGCCTGCGCACAATGGTCAAGGGATTGGCCCACCAGACGATCTGCGAGGACAGCACAAAGTCCAGCATCGCAAACGCTGACTACATCCTTTTTTTCAGGAAGGGTGGGGAAAACAAGGTTCCGGTCGTCAACAAGACTGGATTTCTGCGGTATTTCGGGTCTGACCCTATCCCGGCAGAGGCAATGCAATATCGCGGGTTTGTTGGTGACCAGAAGCAAAACAGGTTCTCGCACAACGTCTGGCGGCGTTACGCATCATCGGCGTGGATGGATATTCGGGCCAGCAACAAGCAACTGTGCGGAGATGGTCTAAAGGCGCGCGCTGTTGTCGATGATGGGGAAGCCCGCGAGCCTGATGATGTGAAGCACGTTCACCCGCTGATGTTGGATATCATTCACCGCTGCGTCGAACTATACACAAACCCCGGCGAGACAGTATTCACCCCGTTCATGGGCGTAGGGTCTGAGGTTTACAGCCCTGTTTACCTTGGCCGTCGTGGCATCGGGGTGGAACTGAAAAAGTCATACTACCGGCAGGCGGTGAAAAACATCGCCATGGCAAGAGAGGATTTTGTCAACGATGGATGCGGGGATATGCTTTCCGCGCTTGCGCTATGATCGAAACCCCTGCTGAAATCATTGCGCATCATTGCGACCGCATCGCCGCAGACAGCTTCACCGCGTGGCGCAAGAAGATCAAAAAGCCGCTAACCGAAACGGCTGCAATCCGCATCGCCAAAACCCTAGCCGCAATCAACGCGGCTGGGGGTGACGCATCCGACGCGCTGGGTATGGCCGAAGAGTTGGGCTGGACCGGCATCAAAATGGAGTGGTATTTTGGGCAACGAAATCGCGCGGCAGTATCCGGCACCAACGCCACAGATCGCCAGATCGCTTTCGCCGCAAGGGCTGGAAGATCACCGTCGAGCGATTGCTTCTGAGGTCAAGACGGTTCTAAGCGCCTATTTCCAGCCGCATGAAGCTGACGAAATCAAAGCCGCGCAACTGGCGTGGTGGTGCGACGAGTTGCAGGACTGGACACGCGAGCAAGTAGTGTGGGGCCTGCGACAGTGGAACCGCGACAATCCACGCGCAAGGCCAACGCCAGGTGATATTCTAGGCACCTTGAAAGCCATGCGCGGCAAGAAAGAGGCAGAGCGGCTATCACTCGCGGCACCAACTCCCCAGCCAGACCGCAAACCTCTCACATCAGACGAACGCCGCGCTATCGCTGTAGCGGCTGGCATGCCTGATCTATCCGCAATCGCAAAAGCATTTCCAGAAGTTGGAGCCGCAGAATGACCAAGCGCACAGCTAAAGACTACCAAGACTGCGCCCGCGCCGGAATGACACACTCCGAAGCCGCACGTCACCTAGGGGTTAAATATGGGGCGGTTTACACAATGGGCCGTATCCACAACCTCAAATTCAAGCGCGCAAAAATGGGAAGGCCCGCAACCGCAGCAAAAGATGGAGAAGCACCCAGAGTTGCTATTGTAAAGGCTCTGCGCGCCCCTATGGCGACATCATCGCTGTGCGCTGCGACGGGACTTAGCCAAAAGCAAGTGCTATACAACATCGGCGTGCTGCGCCGCATGAATCTGGTGAAGGTCGCAGACCGCATTGGAAAGGAAACCATATGGGCAGCCCAATGATCGCCCACAAAAACGGATCGGTGCAGGATGGCCGCAGCACGCGCATTCAGATTGTGAAGATGCTTGCCAAGCCGCGCACGGAAAGCGAAATGGCAGAGGCGCTGTCGCTGGTCAGGTCAACAATCAACTGGCACCTCATCAAACTGGAAGCCATGGGAATCGTGCGGCGCGCTGAGAGGGTTTACCAGATACAGATTTGGGAACTGGCGAAGTCAGACAAAAAAAGAGAAGTGGCGTTCACAACGCGGCGGGTGGTGAAGTGAGTTTGACCAAACTTAGCTGACGTGGTAACTTTTCCAAATGGCAAGAGAATGGACAGAAGACCAAAAAGCACAGGCGTGCGC